TAAACATTGAAACATTCAGACAACTTTCGCAGTCAGGTGCAAACTTTGGACAGTCGATAGTTCAACTGAGGACGGCGGCGGCCAGTGCGGCACTGCCATTGGACGACTTCGCGGCCTTGGTTGCAAACAATTCACAAAACTTGGCGGCCCTGTTCGGATCAACAACACAAGGTGCACAGGCCATAGCAAGATTAGGAGCACAGACCAGAGAACTTGGCATAGAAAGATTGGCTCCGTTGGGACTTACAGTTGATGAAATAAATGAAACTTTGCTATTGAACTTGGATTCGCAAAGAAGAACAGGAATACTTAACACACTTACTGATCAGCAAAGGACCCAAAGTGCTATAAATTTTGCGGAACAGTTAGACAGACTGGCAAAACTGACAGGACAACAAAGGGACGAACTTAGACAACAAATAGAACAACAACAATCGAATGAAAGATTCCAAGCGGCACTTCAGGGACAAACAGACGAGACACGTCAGAGGCTACAAGGATTCGCGGCAACAGTGGGAGGCATATCACCTCAGTTAGCAGAAGGCTTCCAAGACCTAATAGCAAACGCAGGCGTCCCGGTAACGGAATCCGCACTTGCACTCGTGCAAAACATTCCAGAGGCACAAAACATAATAAGAAGCCTCATCAACGGAACAGTATCGGCGGAACAGGCACTGGTCGGAATTAGAGATGCATCAGCATCAAGTATAGACAGATTTAGAAAAGCCACTGTCACAGGACAGGTAGAATTTTTATCACTGCAAGGTGGCATAATTGAATTAGGAAGAAGGGTAACTGACACAGGTGCAGTGTTAGACGAACAGAATAAGTCTGCAACAGGACTTGTACAGAGTCTTACAACATTTGAACAGGCAACGAAAGTATTGTCCAGCCAATTCCAACAGATAGAAACAGGATTACTACAAGCGTTTGGTCCTGCGTTGGGTGGATTCGTTAACATTATAAAAAGTGCGTTCGGTGCCGGTGGATCTGTAGCGACTGCTCTGGCTAAAGCACCAGGTCTAACAGCAGGATTACTAGTCGCAGGATTATCAGGCAAGTTACTATTTGACGCGGCCAAGCAGACATCCATAGTTGCCGCTGGTACTAGACTGGGCACGGCACACCTAGGACTAAAAGGCGCCGCTGGCGCAGGTTCACTTATAGGAAAAGGTGCAGGCATCGCCGGCAAAGGCGTGGGCGGACTAGCAGGATTAGGAATAGCCGCGGGAGGAGTTGCACAGGCAAGCAATGCCGAGACCACAGGTGAGAAAGCATTTGGTGTTGGACAGGCGGCCATCGGAGGTGCACTCACAGGTGCAATGATAGGATCAGTTATTCCAGTGATAGGAACAGCAGTTGGTGCCGCTGTTGGAGGAGCACTTGGCGGAGCGTCAGCACTTTTTGCCGCATCAGGCGAGAGAGCATTTGGTGGAGGCATGGATGGTGGAAAAACTTACCTGGTTGGTGAGAGAGGACCGGAGATGGTCACGGCAGGAACCAAATCAACAGTGACCGCAAACAACGATCTTAAGAGCACATTTGACACATCCGCATTGGAGACCAAGATGGCAAGCCTTGTCACAGAGATGAACAGTGCGAATAAGACTTTAACGAATATGGTAAATGGCGTAAATACGCTTGTAGCAGTGGAATCCAGGGCCTTGAAAGCAGTTGAAACAACAGCACGTAAAGACCGTAACCAAGTTGGACTGGTTTAGGTTGCTAAAATGAATAAAAAAGTGTAATATAAAGCATGGCTTGGAAAAAATATTTTAAAGACGCAAACATGTCTCCAATATCAGGAGAAAAAGTACCCAACTTCGCCAAGAGGAACTACAGTTCTTACTTGCCAGACGTGTACACAGGACACCCTAATAGGATACAGAGATACTTCCAGTATGACCAAATGGATTCAGACTCTGAAATAAACGCGGCATTGGACATCCTGGCAGAATTCTCAACACAGAAGAACACAGAGAACGAGACTCCGTTTGATCTTGTGTTCAAAGATGAGACAACAGAACATGAAGTGAAACTTCTCAAGAAAGCACTTCAACAATGGACAAAGTCTAATCAGTTCAACAAAAGAATTTTTAGGATTTTCAGGAACGCATTGAAGTACGGAGACTGTTTCTTCGTGAGAGATCCTGAAACAAACAAATGGTTGTACATAGACAACGCCAAAGTTGACAGGATCGTTGTAAATGAATCAGAGGGAAAGAAACCTGAACAGTATGTGATCAGAGACATCAACCCTAACCTACAGAGATTAAGTGCAACACAGATCACACCCAACCAAACATATGGTGGTGGCGGAACGACTGGTGGCGGTACAGCGGCCTATGGTTCAAGTTATGCCAACGCAGGTGCCACAAACAATATGTCAGGCTTCGCTGGTGGAAATGCAGGTGGAAGATTCTACAAGACCATGAATGCGTACAACATAAACGCAGAACACGTGATCCACATGTCCATGTCAGATGGACTAGACAACCTTTTCCCATTTGGACAGTCAGTGTTGGAACAGGTATTCAAAGTTTACAAACAGAAAGAATTATTAGAAGACGCGATCATAATCTACAGGGTACAGAGAGCACCTGAAAGAAGAGTGTTCTACATTGACGTGGGTAACATGCCCACACACTTGGCGATGCAGTTCGTTGAGAGGGTCAAAAACGAGATAAACCAAAGAAGAATTCCAAGTGCATCGGGGGGAGCAAACTTCATAGATGCAACATACAACCCAATGAGTATAAACGAAGATTACTTCTTCCCACAGACAGCGGAAGGTAGAGGATCTAAAGTTGACACACTACCGGGTGGTACAAACCTAGGTGAGATAGATGACTTGAGATTCTTCACCAACAAACTGTTTAGGGGACTGAGGATTCCAAGTTCTTATCTACCAACAGGTGCAGAGGACGGTGGACAACAGTACAATGACGGTAGGGTAGGAACAGCATACATCCAGGAACTGAGATTCAACAAGTATTGTGCTAGATTACAATCAATGTTGGCAGAAACTTTTGACAGTGAGTTCAAATTATGGGTCAAGAACAAAGGCTACAACATAGACAATGGCATGTTTGAGATAAAACTCAACCCACCACAAAACTTCGCACAGTACAGACAGACAGAAATGGACCAAAGCAGGGTGAACACATTCACAGCAGTGGCGGATCTACCTTATATGTCAAAAAGATTCGCATTGAAAAGATATCTTGGACTTTCTGAGGAAGAAATGGCAAGGAACGCAGAACTATGGGCGGAAGAAAACAATGTGCCTCAGAAGAAACAGAGCAAATCAAATGAACTGAGGGGCGGCGGTGTCACACAGTCAGGAATCAGTTCAGATCTAGACCAATTCGAGGAACCAACAGCGGATCCAGACGCACCAGAACCGGGATCACCACAACCAGGCGGACCAGGACAGACCCCAGGTGGTCAGACACCAGGCGGCACAGGTGGCGGTGGGCAGGTATAAGGATTAAATACGATTATGAAACTGAATGAATTCTTCACATACGGCGCAGATGGCTTTGAACAGGACAAGACCTACGAGCCTGAGAACGATATTTCAATTCTGGATTCAGAAGACACAAGGAAAACGAGATTAACACTCAAACAGATCAACTCTATGAGGTTGGCATCAGAGGCACACGATGCACAACAGAAGGAAGAAGCAGTATTCGTCCAAAAGATGTACGGACAGCCTGCCCAAGACGATAACTTAGAGTTATAATGTTACAAACAGCATTCGTACTGGGCAACGGTGAGTCCCGTAGGGGCATAGATATCAACGATCTCAAGGAAAAAGGCACAGTGTATGCCTGTAATGCCGTGTACCGAACACATCAACCGCACTGGTTGGTGGCAGTCGATCCCAAGATGATGCTTGAGATAGCGGAGACTGATTATGTTGCACATAATAAAGTGTACTCCAACTACAACAATCAATACGAGAAACACCAGAAACTGTTGGACCATGTGACCTGGTCAAAACCCAGCCTGGGATGGAGCAGTGGCCCAACTGCACTTAAACTGGCCTGTGATCACGGATTCAAGGACATATACATACTGGGGTTTGATTACCAAGGGCACCGAGAAGACAGCAAGAACAACAGATACAAACTCAACAATGTTTTTGGCGACACAAGAAACTACAAGAAGCGTAGCGACGAGGCCACTTTCTATGGCAACTGGATGAACCAGACCAAGCGTTGCTTGGAGGACTACAAGGATGTACGATTCCATCGTGTGATACCCAAAGGCTGGTTCCAACCCAAAGACCTAGAGTGGAAGGGCAACATAGATCACCCCACAACAGAGCAATTCCTGTCAAAATTTGACTTGCAGATCAAAATCTAGCCAAAATACACCTTTTCTCACCAGTTACAGCACCGTTTCTACGCCTTTACAGTAAATACAAACACTTATAAGTACAAATCGACCTAATTAGAAGGAGCACGTGTAAAATGTCAAATAATAAATTTGAGAGTTTATTAGAGTTACTGATAAACGAAGAAAACGATAAAGCG